CATTTACTGCGTGCCATGGAATCTGATGCAAAGCGTTGACTTCACAGAGGCGCAGCGGTTTCTAGCACTACTCGGTAAACCGCCCGGCACCATCAGGCTGCGTGCCTTCTACCACGCCAAAAACCCCAAAAAAGCAGGTGACCCAGGCCGTAAAGGTGGCCCATCACGGTCAGCCATCGAGCTATGGCAGGCCGATGGCCGCGGCGTTTATGTCGTCATCAATGACGGCGGCGACACTGATGCCACCATTACCGCCTGCCGTGCGTTCTTTGTTGAATGGGATGATCGCCCCCGTGAATGGCAACTCACCGCATGGCAGGAGCTTGGCCTGCCTGAACCATCAATACAGGTTGATACCGGCGGTAAATCAATCCATACCTATTGGCTGCTGACCGATCTGGTAACACCAGCCCATTGGTCGTTGGTGCAGTCTCGGTTGCTTGATTTCTGTGATGCTGATCGCACCATCAAGAATCCATCCCGCGTAATGCGGCTGCCGGGCACCTACCACGTCAATGGCACCGGCAAACCTGGTGCATCATGCTCAATCATTACTGCTGCCGGCCATCGCTACTCAATTGCCGACATTGAAGCCTGCCTGCCAGATGAAGCGCATTACCACCACCAGCAGCAAGCAGCACGTCACACCGAACACACGCCGCGCACTAGCGACGATATCCGTGATGCGCTGGATGCCATACCATCAGCCATTCCAAATCAAAAGCAGTATCCGTTTTATCGCAACCTGCTATGGAGCCTGATTAAGGTCGTTGGTGATCCAGAGCAGGCTGTTGCAATGATGCAGCGGCACAGCCCTTTGTTTGCCGAGGCGCCGCAAGTTGCACGCTCAGGCGGTGACCAGATTACCGCTGGTACCTTTTGGTACTGGGCGAAGCATCACGGCTGGCGGCCACCGCAACTGGCGACGCGGCCTGTCGCTACTGCTGTCAGTGGTGGTGCCGTAGGCGTAGAGGTGGAGGCTCTCAACTGCCGGCTGGTCAGCAAGACCGATACCGAATGGCTGGACCTGACCCTACGGCATCTCTTTAACTACCCAGCCGATCGCTGGATTGAAGTTGAAGGCATCCTCCATCACTGGTGCGGCACCCATTACGAGGCACGCACCGACCAGGAGCTTGCGCCATTAGTAGCCGCCTTCCTATCTCAATTATTTGTTGAAGACCAGCACGGCAACCAATCACACCCCTGGCGCCGGCCCAGATACGTAGATGAAGCACTGTCATGGATACGCCGCAACCTATCGCCTGTTGATGTAAACCCCCGCAACGCGATCAACTGCCGCAATGGCATCATCTCATGGGAGTGGAGCGGTAGAGATATCCATACCAGATTTGAACCCCATTCACCAGATCTGTTTTTTACCTACATCACAGAATACGATTACGATCCAGAAGCTAATCAAGAACACATGTGGCGGCTGCTAGAAGCAGTAGACCACACCGACCTTGATACCATCCAGCGCATTCTTGGTAGTGGCCTTGACCTTGCGCATTACCGCGCCACACGCGGTAGGCCACGTGCTGTATTAATGATCGGTGAAGGCAGCAACGGTAAAGATACCATCCGTACTGCATTGCGCGATACACTTGGCGCTCGTAATTTTACGTCCTGTTCACTTGCTGACTTCCGCCAATACGATCAAGGCCGTAAGTTTCCCATCGCACCTTTACGCGGTGCATCCGTTAACTGGTCAAGTGAAAACTCACAGTTTGTCCATATCGACAACCTGCAATCACTGAAGGCTGCAATATCAGGTGAAGAGTTGTCTTATGAGCTAAAAGGTGTGCAGGAATCGCAATTTGTACCGTCTTCATTGTTTGTTTTTAACCTTAACAAAGACCCTTCTATATCTGGTGAGCAGGTAGCAATCGAGACCCGCTTTCATGTATTTAAGTTCCGTAAAACTTTTTTGCCAAAACCTACAAAACCAAACCATCTACAAGCCGACCCGCGCTTAAAGGATGACCCTGATTTTATCCGTCGTTATATATGTCCTGCTTTCTTGAATTGGTTGCTTGAAGGTATGCAACTTGCTGTTGGTTATGGCATTGATTACACCACCGGTCAAGATGCTATGGATGCCGTACGCCGTTCCAATTGCCACCTATGGGAGTTCTGTGATGCCGCCGAATTGCAGTGGGCTGGTGATGGTCACAGCGTACCGCTTAAGGCTGTATGGGAGCGGCTCCAGGGGTGGTATGAGGCAGAAGGCTACCTAGTCGATGGTCGATGGGTGCTGTCGCCAGTCAATGATCCACCGGTTAAGGCAGCTCGATTGCTGGTCGGCAGGCTCCAATCCCTATGGCCTGAGCTCACCGTTCAGATGGACCCGATCCTGCGCGTAAAGCGGCTCACGGGGCTGTTCATGGCCTGACCGAAGGCAAATCGAAGGCAAATCGAAGGCAAATACAGGCAAAATACAGCCAAAAAACATCCCAAACCCCTTGCTATTACTCATTTCTTTCTTTTTCTCTTAAGTCAAATTAGGTAAGAAAAGAGAAACGGTATCAAGGGGATACATAATGTATATAAGGGGGAGTAGGGGATTTGGCTGTTTTGCCTTCGTTTGAGTCATACCAAGGGATCTGGGCTGCAATTTGCCTTCGGGGTAGATGTATTTGCATGTTGGGACTCGCTGAGATAGACTGGTATCACTGGCACGCAGGCAAATTGGTTGAAGTCAAAGTGAGACTGGAGAGACAAGATCTGGACGCAATCGAGCAGCAGGCAGCAGCAGCAGGCACCAACCGGGCGGCACTGATACGTCAGCGGGCGATTGTTGCGGAATATCAACAGGGCCTTTATGGTTTGACATCATCCGCATACCATGCGTTGGTCTCTGATGCCGCTGCCTTTATGGGTAGTGTTGTCCCGAGGCAGCATGTTGAGTTATTAACCGCGTATGTCATCACCAGACTTGATTCGCATCACAGCCAAGCAGTCGCCCGTCATCAACCGTCTTCATGACGCCATGACTCTGGCGCTCGCAACCGCCGCCGCCATCCGCGATAACGCACAAGACGAAGGTATCCCCATTCCTGCTGAGCTGGTCGCCAGTTTTGCCGCCGATTACAACGCCATCATCACCGCCTTAACCGAAGCCGCATCATGAAGATCATCACCGCTCAGTCCGACCTAAACCACGCGCTTAAGGTCGTCGGTCGCGCCGTATCCAACGGCAAGACCCATCCAATCCTTGCCAATGTCCTGATTGATGCCATGGCCGATGGCCACCTGCGCATTTCAGCATTTGACCTTGAGCTAGGCATCTCAACCACGATCCTCGCTTCAGTTGAAACCGCAGGATCCATTACTGTCCCGTACCGCGTCTTATCTGAGATCGTTGGACGACTAGACAGCGATGCTGCCCTGCTGCTCACCGTTGATGGCACTGCCGTCAGCCTGTCGAGCGCTACAGGCTCCTACCAGCTCGCTGGACATGATGCAGGCGACTTTCCCGCCCTACCGGTCGTTGATACCGCTGGAGCCGTCTCCGTGGCGCTTGTAGAGCCCATGCGTGCTGCATTAGCTGCTGCGGCCACCGATGAATCGAAAGGTGTCATCTGCGGCCTACACGTCGCCATAGAAGCCGGCAGCATGCGCATCGAGGCAACCGACGGTCATCGCATGGTCACACGCACGCAGCCAGCCGATGGTGTCATCGACATCATCCTGCCTACACGTAGCATCTCCGCTATCCAGCGTCTCGATGCTCCTACGGTCTCGCTTGCTGCATCCAGCAGCCAAGCAATCATCATTGCTGATGGCATCACCATCACATCACGCACCCTGGCGGGCACCTTCCCCGCAGTGTCAAAGCTGGTGCCTAAATCGTTTAAGCACACCATCACAGCCGATCGCATCGCCCTCATCGCAGCCCTGGAGCGCATTGCCATCATCAACTCCGATGTGGTAAGGCTGTCGGTCAAAAACAAAACCCTATCCATCGTTGCTGATTCCGAAGCCAGCAGCGGCGCCGAAAAGCTGACATGCTCTGGGTCATTTCCAGAGTCCGGCTTCAATGTCCGTTACCTCGTTGATGGCCTCAAGCACCTAGATGGTGCCAAAGTTCAAATGCAGGCCAATGCAGCTACCACACCTGTTGTCATGACACCAGTAGGCATTGACGGTCAGCTTTACCTTGTCATGCCGGTGCAGGTTCGTGTATGATTTCAACGGTCACAACCACATACATGGCACTCACAGGCTCCGAACTGCTCGCACAAGTCAAAATCCTTGGCGAAATCTCAGAACCCGAACTGGCAGCAGCAACCGGGTACATCACCGCAGAAGGCAAACCTAAAATCGCTGCACTGCGCTCCAACCTTCTTGAGGCATATGGCCTTAAGGTGGTCAAAGCACCGAAATCTGGCCGTGCCCTCTCCTATGAAGGCACCGTACAGAAAAACGGTAATGCCATCCTGTCCGGTGGTTACACCGCTCAGCTTGGCCTAGCACCTGGTGATAAATTCGCCGTTGAAGTCGACCTAGAGGAAGGCATCGTGGCAATCAGTAAACTCTGATACCATCGGCCCCTAACACTCGTTGGGGGCTTTTGCTAGCATCTAAGCATGACACCACCTAGAGGCACTAAACAAGATACGATTGAACGCGCAAATCAGTTTGCACGTATCATCGCTAATGGTGGCCGTAGGTCAGACTGTATTCAATATGCCTCAGAACACTGGGGGGTTGGCGCACGTAGTTGCGATCAGTACTTAGTTGTTGCACGCGAGAAATTAAAAGCAGATTGGGACTTAGAACGGCCTCAAATGGTGGCTGATCTGTTGTCGCAATGCGCAACACTACAGCAAGAAGCTAGAGCTGCTGGCCAGTTGCATATTGCATTAGGTGCGATCAATACTGCTGCAAAGCTGGCGCAGATTTGTTCGTGAGTATCCTTGCTACTGCAAGAGCAGGTAATGTATTGCAGCAGTATGGCCACAGTGACGAAAGCATCGACGTTAATAGCCTGCTAGCACGTATCCGCGAGGACCTACATCCTGGGCAGATTGATTTTATTGATGACCAAACTGTTGATATCCTTGGTGTATCAGCAGGTTATGGCGCCGGTAAGACACGCGCTTTATGTGCTAAGGCTGTGCATCTTGCAGTTGCTAACCAGGGCTTTATTGGTGTTGTAATGGAGCCTACAGGCCCATTGATCCGGGACATTTGGCAGTCAGACTTTGATGATTTTCTGGAGGCATACGATATACCTTATACGTTCCGGGCATCACCGCTGCCTGAATATATGTTGCACTTGCCTGATGGTGATACAAAGATCTTATGCCGCAGCTTTGAAAATTGGCAGCGTATTATTGGTATTAATGCTGCATGGATCCTTGCTGATGAGATCGACACCGTAGCGCCTGCTATAGCAAATAAAGCATTTCCAAAGATCCTTGGCCGCTTACGTGCTGGTAATGTACGCCAGTTTGCTGCTGCATCAACACCAGAAGGCTTCAGATGGATGTGGAGTACATTCGCCAGTGAAGATGGCAAAGGCCGCAGCGATCGGCGGTTGATTCGTATGCGTACGCAGGATAACCCATACCTACCGCCGGACTTCATCGAACGACTGCAAGCAAACTATGACCCGCAACTACTTAAGGCATACCTAGACGGTGAATTTGTTAACCTTACCACAGGCCAGGTATATGACCGATTCGATCGAGCTAAGCATGTAACCGCAATTGAGGCGCCATCATATCGCGAGCCGTTGCGTATTGGTGTTGACTTCAACGTAGGCAATATGTCTGCTGTGATCGCATACCGCAATGGCAAGACGCTACATGTATTTGATGAGATCAGCGGTGCGCATGATACTGATGCCTTAGCGCAAACAATCAAGGCACGCTACCCCGACCATCGTATTTACATGTACCCAGACGCAAGCGGCGGCAATCGCAGCACAAACGCAAGCCAGACCGATATTGCAATCCTTGAATCCTACGGCATGTCAAACCAATCACCACGCGCTAACCCGCCTGTGCGTGATCGTGTTGCAGCAATGCAAGCATTAATGGAAAATGGTAAAGGTGAGATCCGCCTGCACATTGACCATAGTTGCCGTAAGTTAATCGAATGCCTGGAGCTTCAAAGCTACAACGAAAAAGGCGAACCCGATAAAGATGGCGGCTATGACCACATGAACGATGCTATCGGCTACCTCGTATGGCGTGAGTTCAACCCATTGCACGCTGGGGCTGGCCGTGGTACTGGCGTTAGAGTCTATTAGAATGGGACCATGGCACGTCGTTACGCTCGGGACAACAGGGGGCGATTCTCCAGTACTGGCGCTACAGCCAGGGGCGGACGGTTACGTACTGCAAGCGGCGGCAAGCGAGCTACCGTAACCGCAAAAGCAAGCGGGCCAGCCGCTAAAGGTACGATCAGCAAAGCAAAACGCAGCAAGCCATCAGTTGCTAATAACATCAGGCCAACAGGTAGACCATCTAAACCAGCCAATAAAATCTCACCGATCACTAGAAAGCCAAAACCTACGATAAAAGAAAAGGCTAAAGAAGTAAAAAACCTAATGCGCGGCATGGATCGCACAGCAGCGCGTGAAGCATTAAGCAGCAGAAGGTTGGATCGTGAAATTGTACGCCAATCAGGTGGGCTAAGGGGCGCACGCCAAACAATACAACGTCGCCAGCAACGGGCATTTAATGTACAAAACGGCCGCAATCCGCAAATTGGATCAAATGCTCTCTATCAATACCAGTCTCAACTAAGGGAATTAGGAAGTGCCGCAAATAGGCGCGTACCTTACAGCCGTAAGCGCATGACACCAGCGCAAGCAAAAAAAGCAGCGGATAAAAGAACAGCAGTTGACAAAAAACGGATACTTGATGCAATCAATGCTGACCTAAAAGCAAGTATACCAAAGCCAAATCCTAAGCGCAAACGCAAGCCCTAACCGTTAGAGTGTACTAACGATCTGATACCACCATGGCACGCACCTACAAACGAGACGGTATTGGCCGGTTTGCTGGCGGCGGAGGATCCAGCGGCGGTGGTGGCAGCAAGCGTCCTGCTGCTAAATCTGTATCACGTGGTGTCAATCGTCTGACCCGCGATAATGCAGGCAAGATCACCAGCGTCGGTGGTGAAGGCGCCACAGCACGCGGCGGGCGGCTTAAGACCGCAGCAGGTAATAAGCGGGCGACTGTAACGGCCAAAACAGGCAAGCGTACAACTACATCAGGCGCAATTAGAACGACAGACGTTAACAAGTCAAAAGTAAGTAATTTTGTGAGCAAGAACGTAGAAGCACGCAACAACGCTGGATTGAACGGCAAGAAACCTCGAAGCATTGAAAATCAATCGACTCGGTTAGCCAGGGCTCAAAAACGGATTGATGATCGCAAACCAGCAGATAGCAAGGTTGGGCAGCAAGCTAAGCCAGTAAGCCGCAAAGAACAATTGGCGGCAGGATCCAAGAAGCGTAATGCACAGGCCGATCGCATTGATGCAAGAGTTAAAAAGCTAGAAGGTGAATACAGAGGTAAAGATGCAGCTTTTTATACTCAAGGCGCAAAACCTGCTGGCCGTGATCGCATGATTGCTAAATCACAACAAGCGGCACAATTACGGGAACAATCAGCAGCATTGCGATCTAAAGCAGCAAATGCTGAAAAGATGGCAAGCAAAATTAAAGACAAGCCAGTCAAGTCAAGCGGCGGCAATGCACGTCTCGAAAGAGCAATTAAAAATGAGGCAGCCGGGAGCACTAGTTACAGGCGCAATCCAAAAGGTTATAAAAAACGTATTGCAGCAGTAGAAGCGCAAAAAATATACAAAACTGGCGATGTTCTTTCAACCGCTACAATAGCCCAAATGAGTGGAAAAGGGTTTAGATTGCCACGCGACAAAAGAACAACACCCAAGCCAACCAACACAAAAGGCGCACGGTTAGGTGGAACGCGCAAAACAACTAAAGCCGCAGCGCCTAAGAACACAACCCCTAATAAAACAGGGCAAAGCAAAACGCTAAATAAATTCAATAGCCGCCCTGTTGGGACAATGGTTGCGGGAAAAGGTATTAACTTGGTGCCTAGCACTAAACGTGTGCCGCTTCAAGTTCAACGAAAAGAACCCGATCTTGCATTTGCGCGTGTTGCAACAAAAGCAGCTAAGCAGCAAGCTGCTGCTCCAGCAAAGGCAGCCGCAAGGCAAACAGCAGCTAACCGACCAGCTCGCGCCCTTGCAAATCAAAAGCGCACTGCGCAAGCAATAGCAGCCAAAGGAGGCAAGCGCCCAACTCCAACACGCAAACAAAAGAAAAGCCTTGCTATTGCAGACGCAGCCCGTACCTTTTACTCAGCAAATCGAGTAAATAGTATTCCTGGTTTTAAAGTAGACATCAGCAAGCCAGGATATCGCAAGCCAAAGCCCAGGCCCTAACCGTGCTACCATAGGACCGTCTACATCCAAACCCATGGAAGACTTCCTGACCGCACTTGATAATCTGGTTGACAGCCTTGAAGATGTCACCGCCATTGAGGTGATCGGTGCATTGGAGCTGGTAAAGCAGCGCATGGTCTTTGACCTGCTGGCTGATGATGAAGACGAAGAGGATGCAGAATGACTGCCACAGCAATCGGGCGGCGGCTTAAGCCAAAGCCCGGCATCCCGCAGATCTTTAAGGTGATTGCCGTCGCTCCAGACGGTAAAGTAAAGACACTGATTAACCGCTGATGTATAGCACCCCAGCCGCCTACGATCGTAAAGTCACCGAACGACCCGTAACGCAGGTTGGGGACCCAAACGCGTCCTGGTATGCCATGGAGCCGCATTGGGTCCTGATCGAAGACCTAATGGGTGGCACCTATGGCATCAGGCGTAAGCATCGCCGCTACCTGCCGCAGGAGCCACGCGAGCAGGATGAGAGCTACGACAACCGCCTAGCGCGTAGCGTTGTCCCGCCTTACTACCAGCGCCTAGAGCGTATGCTCGCTGGTATGTTGACGCGCAAACCCGTCAAGCTGCAAGATGTATCAGATGCAATACGTGAGCAGCTATTTGACGTAGATTTGCAGGGAAATGATCTAAATGTTTGGACCTATGAGTCAGCCCGCAAATTGGTGCGTTACGGCCACATCGGAACATTAGTTGATGCACCATCAAATGGTGGCCGCCCATACTGGTGCACCTATACACCACGTCAAATACTTGGCTACCGCACCGAGCAGCAGGACGGCCAGCAACGGCTGACGCAATTACGGCTGCAAGAAACCGTAGTAGAGGCAGACCCCGACAGCAAGTACGGCGAAAAGCAAATAGATCAGGTGCGTGTGCTAACGCCTGGGCAGTATCAAATCCATCAACGTGAAGATAATGGCAACTATAAAATAGTCGATGAAGGTACCACAAGCCTACCTGAGATTCCATTCAGCATTGCATACAGCAACCGCGTTGGTTTCATGGAATCAAGGCCGCCGCTGGAAGATATTGCAGAGCTAAACCTAAAGAGCTATCAGGTGCAATCAGACCTTGATAACCAACTGCATATATCAGCCGTGCCGATGCTGGCATTATTTGGATTCCCGTCAAGTGCAGAAGAAGTATCAGCAGGCCCCGGTGAAGCATTAGCATTTCCTGCTGATGGCCGCGCTGAATACATCGAACCGCAAGGCCGCAGCTTTGATTTTCAATTTAAGCGGCTAGATCAAATCCAAGCGCAGATTAATGAGCTAGGCTTGTCGGCAGTGCTAGGCCAGAAGCTATCAGCTGAAACCGCAACAGCCAAGATGATCGACCGCAGCCAAGGCGACAGCACCATGATGGTAATTGCGCAAAATGTACAAGACATGATCGACAACAGCCTTAAGTTTCATGCGCAATTCATGGGCCAGCAAGAAGCAGCAGGTAGCTGCACCGTAAATCGTGACTTTATCGGCGCTAGGCTTGAACCGGCTGATGTGAATGCCCTGCTGCAACTTTATACCGCAGGTACAATCACCAAAGAAACGCTACTGATGCAATTATCAGATGGTGAGGTACTGGGCGATGATTTTGATGTACAAGAAGAAGTAGACGCAACTGCAACAGGCGGCATGTGAGCACACCAGCAAGGCTATATAAAAATGTAATTGACCTTAACCGCTACAGCAATAGCGTAGCGCGGCGTGTTATTAATTCATACAACGACATCATCATTGATGCAGTAGATCAGTTGCGTGTGATTGATGACCTTGCCGCACCGGTCAAGGCTGCACGGCTGCGGTCAATCCTGGCGCAGTTGAAAGAATCACTTGATGGTTGGGCGGGTGATGCGACTGAGCTAACCGCCACTGAACTGCAAGGCATTGCTGAGTTGCAATCGGAGTTTGTTACTGAGCAGTTGCGCAAAGCATTACCCGAAGGTATATTGCGCAGCAATATCAACACCGTAGAGATCAGCCCGCAGTTTGCGCAATCTGTTGTTACCACAGATCCAACGCAGCTTAATGTTGTTACGCTAAGTGATGACTTATTTGCTGCCGCCTATGGCGCACCGCAAACATATAGCCTTACTGCTGCGCAAGGTGCAACCATCACATTACCCAATGGGCAGGTAGTAAGCAAAGCATTTCGCGGTATTGCTACATCACAGGCTGAGCAGTTCAGCCAAGTGGTACGCAATGGTCTGCTAACTGGTGAGACAACACCGTCAATAGCGAAGCGGTTAATTGGCAGCTTGCGATTTGGTGAAGAAGCAAAAACTGTAGGCCAAATTGCAGCAGCAGGCGGCCAGTTAACGCAGGTAGCAGATAATCAAATCATTGCATTAGTGCGTACCAGTATCAATCAAGTAGCTAATGCAGCAAGTCAGCAGGTATATGAAGGCAATCAAGACATCACCAAAAAGTACCGGTACATCGCAACACTAGACACCAGAACCAGCGCAATATGCCGTGCATTAGATGGCCGCGAGTTTGACTACGGCAAAGGCCCGATGCCGCCGCAACATTTTAATTGCAGGTCAACTACAGTGCCAGTAATTGACTACAAAGCACTTGATATACCACCGCCACCAGAAGGTAAACGCGCAAGCATGGATGGGCAAGTACCTGGGGATACCACTTATGGCGAATGGCTTAAAAAGAAGATGCCAGGCGAGACAGAAACAGACGTTATTAGACGGCAACAAGAAGCCCTCGGCAGTAAGGCGCCCTACTTCCGAAGACTTGCCAATAAGTACGGCCCAACGGATGCCATGGCAAAGCTGGTCCGTGATGATGGCTCCGAGCTGACCTTAGCGCAACTCCGCAGCCGCTATGGCGCGGTAAACTGACTGAAACCACCTAATAGCCATGCCTGGTCATTACGGCGACATGAAGCCCGCCAAAGGTGCTAAAGCCAAGCCGCAGAAGCCTGGCGCTACAAAAAAAGGAGCTAAAAAGAAATGAAAGGCCTTTACGCCAACATAAAAGCCAAGCGCGATCGCATCGAAGCAGGCAGCAAGGAACGCATGGCACGCAAGGGCGAAGCTGGTCGCCCTAGCGCCGCTGCATTCAAGGCCGCTGCCAAAACTGCCAAGAAACCTAAGAAGAAAAAGTGATCGACTATCGCGGTGAGCAATTTGAGGGTTACAACAAACCCAAGCGCACACCAAGCAATCCAAAGAAGTCGCACGCCGTACTTGCCAAGCAAGGCGATACGGTAAAGCTGATCCGCTTTGGCCAGCAAGGTGTTAGCGGTAGCCCATCCCGCAAAGGTGAATCAGCCGCCGACAAGGCCCGCCGCGCATCATTCAAGGCACGACACGCCAGTAATATCGCCAAGGGTAAACTGTCTGCTGCTTACTGGGCCGATAGGGTAAAGTGGTAGGGCAATCTATCCCTGCGGGATAATGTCCGACGAGATCATCAGTCAGGAGCCTGCGGCTACTGATGCAATGCAACGCAGCATCGAAGCATTAGAACGCAAAAACAGCGAGCTAATCACTGAATTGCGCAGCGCAAAGTCCAAAGCGTCTAAAGTGCCAGATGGAGTTAACGTTGACGAACTCCTTGAATTTAAGCGCACGCACGAACAGCAGCAGCTCGAATCCCAAGGCAACTACACCGAAGCAAGGCAAGCTTTGGAGCAGCAGTACCGTGAGGCGACGGCGCAAAAGGACCAGCGCATTGAATCCCTTGAAGCCAAAGTCCGAGAGCTTGAGCTGATCGCGCCTGCTGTTACGGCATTGGCTGAGATCGTCCATGACCCTGACCTAGTGCTGCGATCTAAGCTCAGTGCCGACAGGATCGAACGCGAGCCGGATGGCACTGTGGTGGTAGTAGACGGCTACCAGCGCACACCAGTAACTGAATGGGCCAAGACGCTACCGGCGTGGATGCAGAAGGCACCAAGGCCGCAAGGTAGCGGTGCACCATCAGGCGGCAGCAATGCAGGCCAGGCACCACTAGGCAAAAACCCGTTTGCGACTGAAACCTTTAACCTGACTGAGCAGGCCAGGCTATTCAAGACCGATCGTGATCTATACGATCGCATGAAAGCAGCCGCGCAACGCTAGTATGGATGCAACTGCTGTAATGGCTGCGCCATTTGGCTAGGGGCTGCGCCCAAACCGTCAATCATCCCATTGCACCGACACCATGGCGACTCTTCGCTCTGATGTCATCATCCCCGAAATTTTCACGCCTTACGTCATTGAGCAGACCACCCTTCGTGATGCCTTCTTGGCTAGCGGTGTGGTCCAGCCAATGGCTGAGCTGAACGCTACGGAAGGTGGTGACTACGTAAACATTCCCTTCTTCAAAGCTAACCTGACTGGCGACTTTGAAGTGCTATCCGATAGCACCTCACTGACACCTGGTAAGATCACTGCCGATAAGCAAGTTGGCGTCATCCTGCACCGTGGCCGCGCCTTTGAGTCACGTGACCTAGCTGCCCTTGCTGCTGGTTCTGACCCTATGGCAGCCATCGGCGCCAAAGTGGCCGACTACGTTGCCCACCAACGCCAGAAAGATCTTCTTTCCTGCCTGTCTGGTATCTTCGGTACGCTTGGTACCAACGCATCTGCTTCTTTCGTTGATCTAACGATTGACGGATTGAGCGGTGATACTCCTGTAGTGTTGTCCCCACGCCATGTTGCTGAAGCTCGCTCAATCCTGGGCGATCAAGGCGATAAGCTGGCTGTTGTCTGTATGCACTCCAAAGTCTATTATGACTTGGTTGAGCGTAAGGCAATTGATTATGTGAGCACTCTTGATGCCCGTGGCACCTCTAGCACCCAGTCCGGCGGTACGATCGTTGCTGCCTATGGCGGTGAAGTTACTGTACCTACCTACATGGGTCTGCGCGTAATCGTTTCCGACGATGTGCAAACCGAAGGCAGCGGCGCCTCCAGTGAGTATGCAACCTATTTCTTCACCCAA